TTCTGCTTATACATCACCTACTAATTCTATTTTAGAAAATACTTGGTATCATATTGTTTTTACATTGTCTGGAACTACAGGAGTTATATATATAAATGGAGATGCTGTAACAACAACTAAAGCAGATACATCAGGTGGATTTACTGGATTTAATACAACAGAATCAAATTTAGCATCTAATGTGCAAATTGGTAAAAATATAGCTGGTAGCTCTAATCCTTTTAATGGAATTATAGATGAAGTAAGAATTTATAATAAAAAACTTTCTCCAGCAGAAGTATCTAAAAATCACAAGCATGGCAAAGGAAAGCATAAAAATGACTAATACATATTTAATATTAACAAAAGCTAAATGGGAAGGTAAGCTACCTGCAAAACTAAAAACTGCTGATAGATTATCTTGGAATGAATATACATATAAAGATGTTGAAAAGACAGGTAAAAGAATGGTAGACAAATACGATTACTACCCATCAGAAGATAACACAAAGGCTGAAATAAAAGCGTATATGGACGATTGTGACGTAGATTATTCATCAAGCGATACCAAAGCTGAGTTATTAGAAAAACTTAACTCAGAGCCTCATTCTGTACCACAAGTTGAAGAAGAGTATAAGTACACAGAGCAAGAAGTAGATACTACTACATTGCAAAATCCAACTTGGAAAGAGTCAGCATTTAAGTTAGGTAAGCTTGGTAGTCCAAGATGGAATAATGATAGTACAAAAGTATTAGTTAAATATGAATTAGCTATAGCAGATGGCACATTAGATGCAGTTAAAGGTACAAGTGGTATTACTGCTTTGTCTCATAGCGAAGCCATAGAAGAAATAAAAAAGGATGAGTGGTCTAGTGAGTGAAGATATTAAAGATATTATTAAGGTTTTGGCCTTTGTAATACTTGTACTTGGCGGCATCATACTTACTATATGAGCGATGAAAAGACGTACAGGAGTTATGGGGTCACTAAACTTGACGATAATTATCGGATTAGTCTTAACATCAAGTGGCTTGGCCAAATTATTGCTGGAGTTATTTTCATTAGTCTGGGTTATGTACGTATTGAGAACAGAATTGGAGACCTTGAACGAAGAATGGAACTTGCTAATTCCAGCATTGAAGAGCTTGTAGAAAAGCATATTGAAGAAGAAGAAGTAAAGATAACACAAATGCAAGAACAATTAAAATGGTACGAAGAAGAATTAAATTTAAATCCCTTGTCGTGGGGAAAGAAAAAAAGGAAGAGAAAGTAATCTTAACTGAAGATGACTTTAATCATAATTACTTTATTAACCGGGAACTGCGGAGAGTACGATGACCCCGAATCATTGTGCTGACTGTGAAAAACCAATTCATGAATTAGATAGTTGGTTGTGTGATGAGTGTAAGGAAAAAGAATAATGGATTTTCTAGCGATTTACAGCGAAGCGGGTATGATAGGTGTCGTAGGGGCTTTGCTAGTGTATATGGTATTCTCTATGAACAAAAGAGGGTCGGAGCAGGCAGAAAGTTTAAACGACCTAAAAACGGAGAACAGGGGCCAGAGTGAAACCCTTGAGAATACTGAAGGTATGTTAATAAAACTTATAGACAGATGGAACAAAACTGACGAAAGAACCGACAGAAAATTTGATGATTTAACTAGACAGATAAATGATTTAGATAATCAGGTATCAGAAATAAAAGGAAGTTTGAGTAGAGTAAATGGCAAACACTAATAGAAAGTGGAACTGTTAGATGAAGTTGAATACAAATATATCCATAGAAAATATAATTACAATCATTGCTTTAGTGTGCTCGATGATTTTAGCGTTTGGATTCATGCAATATGATATAGATGCTATAAAAAGAGACATGGAGCTGAAAGCAAGTAAAAGAGATGTGGTTGCTGATAGAGAGCTAATCACATATAAACTAGATATGATGATGGAGGACATCGCTGAAATAAAACAGATACTCAAGGAGAAACAATAATGGAATGGTTATCACTTAGTAATGCCGCATACATGCTAGTTATCATATTAGGAGCTGTAGGAACAATGGCCGCAGTTAAGTATAAGCCTTTAATAAAAGAGGTAAAAGAAGTAGCACAGAAATATCATGATGCGAAGAAAGATGGCTCTATTAGCAAGTCTGAGCAGCAACAAATAGCAAAAGAATGTATGGATGTTATTGTTGCAATCGGAAAATTAGTTTGGAAGTTTTAAGTGCCTAGATTTGGCAAACGAAGCAAAGAACGTTTAAACGGTGTAGACAGTCGTTTAATCAATGTATTAAATGAAGTGGTGAAATACTTTGATATTACTGTCATTGAAGGTTTGCGTTCTGAGAAAAGGCAAAATGAATTGTTGGCGCAAGGAAAATCAAAGACCAAATTTAGTAAGCACTTAGAGGGTAAGGCTGTAGATATTGCACCTTACCCGATAGATTGGAAAGCGAGAGATGACTTCCATTATCTCGGTGGCTTTGTATTAGGCATAGCTGCAAAAATGGGAGTCAACGTTCGCTGGGGAGGTGACTGGTCTTCACCTAGTTTGGATAAAGATGTCATGCGAGGCGCAGAACAACGCACCACAAAAGATAATGGGTTTGACGACCTTGTTCATTTTGAATTAATAGATTAATATATCTTATATTACGTAGTTACGTAACACCTTAAAGCCGGGTTCTTGATTGTTTGTCCTTTCTCCCCGGCTTTTTTGTATCCCAAATCTGACACAATTTTAAAAAAGATTCTCGTGAGGAGCTGCCCTTACAAGGCAGATGTCGGGAGTTCGAATCTCTCAACGCCCACTTCTCAAATCTGACACAATGGTTAAACGAGTTTATCAATATATTGCTTCTGTAGTTTAAGTCCGCCATGAGCATACTTACTTGCCATCTTACTTGTTGAATGGCCAGTAAGATTTTTAATATCTTCAAGCCCTAATCCAAGTTCTTGTAGATTAGTTGTAAAAGAATGTCTCAAGCTATGTAAGTTCCATTTTTTTAATGGGTATCCCATTCCTTCTAGTTTTTTTTGTAATAGCTCTCTTGATTTATCTCTGTCTCCCTTATGTATATATATCTCATATATCTCATCACCATATTCTATTAGCTTAGGGTGTAGATATATACCAACATCTCTATCTGTCTTTTTCTGATTAACAACACCATTTTCTACATCTTCTTTTTTTAAAGTACCAGCATCAACAGCTCTTAACCCAGTATAATATAAAATGTTCCAAAATATCCTATCTCTTTTTGGGATGTTTAAACGCATTAACTTTTCCCAAACATCTTTAGGTATATTTTCTCCATCCTTACTCTTTACATCTCCTATTGTTGCGGCTATCGTAGGATTGCTGGATATATATGTGTTATTATAGGCATACTCAAACATCTTTTTAATAATAGATAACTCTTTTTTAACGGTAGTACCAGCAACAATAGAAAGCCTATTATTAATGTATTTATTAATATCAATGAGCCTCACGTTCTTTATTTGTTTTGTTCCCATATATTCTATAAGGTGATTCATTACTATTTTAACTCTATCGGCCCATGCTTTTGTTTTCTTAGGAAGTATTTCTAGCTTATAATATTCTTTATACAATTCCGCTACGTTTAAACTGCTTGTTGCTATTCCGTTTTCTTGCAGCATTATTTCGGTGTATAGTGCCGCTCCTAATTTTTCTGCTATTTTTTTATTAGTAGTTTTTAAAGACTTTCTGACTCTATTGCCTTTTTCGTTACTACCATATATAAAATAATAATACCCATTACTTCTTTTTGTAATCATAGTTTGTCCTTTCTATTTAATTACTATTTAAAGAGTGTCTTCACATTTATTAAGACACTTCATTTGTGCAACGCTAAAGCTGTCTCCAAATTCTGCTTTAAAAGTTTTAGCAATTATATGTATTTTACAATAATTACCATTTGCTTTTATTATTCTACAAACTAAATCTCTGTTGTCTTTGCTTAATGCCTTAATAGCTTTTTCTTTATCATCTGGGTGTATAAAATCAAGTACAGGCTTATTTTTCATATCATCGGGGTGATTGTATCCAAGTTGTTTTATTAACGATAAATTGACACTTCTTATAACACCTTTCAAATTTGCTATTGACATGGGTGTAGGACTATTTAAAAATGTCCAATTCCAAGTATTCTGAACAGACTCAACCATACTAACCATTTCGTTAAAAGCAGTAGGGTGTGGCTGATATTGTACTTTTTTATTTTTTAAATCATTTTCTAATTTTTCTATCTTTTCTTTCTGTAGTTCAATTAAATAATCTTTTTGATTATCGGTTATTGCTGTACTTTCAATCACTTTATTTGTCCTTTCTTCTTTTTTATCTAAAACTTCAAACCTTCTTTTGACCATCTCTGGTACTTCAGTTCTCCCTGATTCATAATTAGCAACTGTGTTTCTATGTATATTTAAAATCTTTGCAAACTGGCCCTGAGTATATCCGTTTCTTAGACGGTAAGCTCTTAATATTTCTTGCATTCCCATAAAATCCTCCAATTTTATCTTGCACAATATAGTACATTTATGTTTATATTTGCACATCAATTATGATTCAAATACTAATTAAACCATAAAGATACATAAAGGTACAATGAAAAACATTTTTAATCAAGAAGAAATATATAGCCCTAAAGAAGCTGCTGAAATACTTAAAGTAAGTAAGGCCGCTATCTTAGAAGACATTCATACAAAAAGAATAAAGAATGTAATTAAGCGTGGCTATCGCACCTTTCGCATACCGGGTGATTCTCTTAATGCTTATTGGAATAGCCAGAGAATTTCCTAAAAATAATTGGAGGGCCGCATCCCTAATCTCTCTACCTGTAGCGTGGCCTTCTGTTCAGCTGCTGAGGTTTCTTAATCCTCCTTTCTTGACCTCAGCGGCAAGCTTTAATAACTATCAGGAGAAACAATGCTAACAATGAATAAAACACCTATTATGTGTAGGATGGTAAGTAGTGGAGGAAATAGATACTACGTGCCTATCAATACAAACTATGTTCAAGAGGAATATAAATTGGATGACCTATACCCATGGAAAAAGTTATCCACTACCAGCTTTTTAAATATCTTAAATAAACCGGGTCTTACCGCATGGAAGCAAAATAAGGGTTGGCTTGCTGGGCCAGAGGGTAAAACAGCTGCACTCAAAGGTACAATTACGCATATTGGTGTAGATAGAATGCACCACGGTGCACCAGTTAATAAAGAGTGGATAATGATGAAGATTAATAAAAGTAGGTTCACATTATGGCAGCTTTTTTATGACTCAGCAGAGTCTCTTTGTTATGACATACAAAAGCATTTAGCTGGGTATGTGGCATTTTGTGAAGAAAAACAACCTGAGATACTTGCTAGTGAGATAATGTTGTGGCACCCTAATTATCTATGGGCTGGAACAGGTGATTTATTTGCAAGCTTTAAAACACGTAAAAATAATAAGAATAGAGTTAATTGTTATATAGACCTAAAGACAGGCAAACCTAGCCCTGAGCACGCCATTCAAGGGGTTGCCTATGCTATGCTGTGGAACGCTCATTTTCCTGAGCAACAAATCACGCATATAGGAAACGTATATACAAATGACGGGTGGTTGAAAGACCCCACATACAAATTAACAGTAAAGCCAATCACAGATGAATTACGTGATGAGTGGATGGCCATTGTAAATCTTTATGAAAAACAAAAGGGAAAAAATTGGCAGCCTAGAAAGCAGCCTGAAGTCCCCGAAGATTTTTCAATATCATATCTTAAACAACAGAAAAGGAGTGCATAGCTATGGCACAACAGTACGAAGTAAAGCCTGAAACAGGCAGTCTCTTTAAGAATAAAGAGAAGAGTAAACCAACAGCACCAGACCTAACAGGAAACTGTAAGGTAGGTGGTAAGGAGTGGCGTGTAGCCGCTTGGATGAATGAGTCAAAGAAAGGTGTTAAATACTACTCTTTGAAGTTCAGTGAGCCACAGGTTGGTGATTCAGCACCAAAGGATGATGATTTACCATTCTAATTGGTGGATTACTCTGGGAGCAAAGCATGGCAGAAATGTGCAAAGAGTTACGCTTTAGCACAACTGGATTATCCTGATGGTATTGGTATCCCTACTACGCTCCACATTAAACGTAACTACTTGGGGGGCACTGATTTACGTCATGTGCCTCCTGAGAAATTCAGAAAATTACTTAACAAGTTTAGACATTATTATATACAAATGAGGAAGAGTCGTGGAGATTGAATTGACAGAAGAACAAGTAGATTGGATTTTAGACGGTCTCAGGGCTGATGGATTTGCTGATAGCAGATTTGATATAAACCTTGCCGAGGGCAAGCATAACGAAAACAAACTTTTAAAAACATTACAATTAGATACTATTGAAGTCAAGACAGATTATGGAGCTACAAATACTGGAAATGTATTTGTGGAATATATGTATAAAGATAAGCCAAGTGGAATATCTGTTACCGAAGCCAGTCATTACGCTATTGTTATACCAGATAAGTCAAATAGTAAAAACGTTACAATAATAATTGAAACAAAAGTATTAAAGGAAATCATCAGAGACAAAGAAGATAGGATGGGCGGAGATGATAATCAAAGCAAGGGGAAGCTAATTAAGGTAGAGGAATTGGTTAATTGGATATAAAGGAACCATATTTTTTGTTAGCTAGAAAATTAGAAGAGCATTGGTTGTGGCAAGAAAAGCCATTTAGCAGGGGTCAGGCTTGGGTTGATTTAATCATGCAGGCAGCATTTAAAGACCATGAAACTGTATGGAAAAATCAAGTCATTAATGTAAAACGTGGACAGGTTCCAAAGAGTTACAGACAGCTAGGTACTCGCTGGGGGTGGGATAAGAATAAAGTAGGACGATTTCTTAACCTTCTCAAAAAGCGTGGCATGTGTGGGACAGATTTGGGACAGGGATTCACGCTCATAAGTATCTATAATTACGAGACTTACCAGCTATCACCAAAGGGTGAGTGGGACAGCAACGCACCAGTAAACGGGACGCAGACGGGACACAGGCGGGACAAACAGAATAAAAGTAATAAAAGTAATAAAAGTAATAATACTATATATGCAAAAAAAACAAATACAAAAAAAGCGTTTAAAGGATTAAGTAATGAGTTTCTTAATAAGTGTAAATCTAATCCTGAATTTGCCCATATTGATGTAGACCTTATCTACAGAACTTTTACAGACTATTGTAAACAAAAGGGGGGAAGACCTTATGCAGATTATGAGGCTGCATTTAGAAACTTTCTCCGTAGAGATAAACAGTTTAAACGCCCTAAAGATGAAAGGAGGTTGAGTAATGTCCCAAAATCAAACGCTAAGTATAGCAGAGGCGGAAAATTACTTGAATAAGCTTATAGACTTTTCAGCTTGTAATCTAACACAAGAGCAAACGGACACGTGGATTGAGCTCTTGGGTCAATATAATGATGAAGTTGTTAAGAAAGGTATGGTAGAAATAATCTATATCACTGAACAACCTAATGGCCAGATGAAAGGTAGACTACCAAGATTGGATAAGGTTAGGAATATTTTAAGTGATATACGCAGAGAAAGCAACAGTCATGTACGCAGTGCCTTTATAGACTCATTGGAAGATGATGAGGAATACTTAACAAACGAACAACAAAAAGAATTAACAGGATTAATGCAAAGGGGGTTTAGTGCTATACAAAAGAAAGAAATCAATGTTGACCAATATTATGACAGGCTTGCAGTCTTTTGGGACAAGATTAATGAAAAAGAATTTGCAGCAGAAAATAGAAGAATTGCAGCTAACTACAGAATCAATCCAGACTTCGAACCCACTTATGAAGAAGTGTAGTCACGATAATTTATACTATCAACCGTACGAACCTGAGAATAATGCACCTGAATCTCTTACATGCGAAGATTGTGGAATTGATATGAATGAGCCTGAGCCAGATTGGAGCGTTTAAACATGGCAAGTAAATCGAAAGCAAAAGGAAATACATACGAAAGAGAACTTGTTGATTATTTTAAACAGAGAGGCTATGAAACAAAAAGAGCATGGGGCAGTGACGGTAGAAGCATGGGTATGGAAGAGGATGTAGACGGTTACTTTATTAAAGATAATGTAATGTGGAAGTTTCAAGCTAAACGCAGAAAGGCTATACCAAAATGGATTGACCCCGGTAATTCTGACATGACCATTATGAGAGCAGACAGGGGTGAGAGTTATATAGTTATGAAGCTTAGTACATGGGATGATAATCATCCTTTAGGAGCTGGTTTTAAACATAAGGATACAAAAAAGAATGGATAAAATATTGAACTGGGCCAGTAAGTATGGCATCATAAAAGAGCGTTTAAACAAGGCAGATTATTTAATACAAGAATATCATGATTGGTTTGCTGGGTTTGTAAGACAAATCATGGGAGACATAGTAAAGCTTGAGCAACGAAAAATGGGTAATACTCGTTTTATAGCTAATACAGAAAGCTATGCTTATACCGCTTTAAAAAGAATTGCAGAACTTGAAAAAGAATTAAAAGAATACCACAAACTCAAAGGAAAGGACAAATCATGAACCCAAAGAAAGTAGAATACAATGAGGCGGATACAAATATGACGTATGCAGCTTCTGTTTTAAAAGCAAATAGCGGTCATCCTGACTATACAAATGATATACGGGAAGAAATGCAAGACAAATATCCTGAAACAATAGCATCTTTTAAAGATGTTACGCAGCTCATGTTAGAGCTGTTTTCAGTTAAACAGTCATGTTATGGCCCCGGTAATATCAGCATGGGTGGAAATAAAGAGTTGGCCTTGCTTGCTCTTTCCATCAGGATGAATGATAAAGTGCAGCGTCTTTTAAACATACTCCACAACAGGGACGGTGAAAACCCTATGGAAAATAGTGAATCCATTGAAGATACATTTATGGATTTAGCTGTTTATGGTGTTATTGCTATGACCGTATTTAAAGATAAGTGGGGTAAATAATGCACATCATAGATTGGATATTAGAAAAGCAGTCAAGGTTACATAAGGTAAGAACAGTAAAGTTTAGAGCTAAGCGGAATGCGGACGAACTTATCAAATATTGTAAGCCTTGCAATAGGACATGGGAGCACGTTAGGCCCGGAAATAATGTAAAGTCTATTGCTCGATATGAGAACCTTCCAACCTATGGAAAGAAAAAAGAGCTTTGCCCAAGATGTAAGGAAGATGAAGTTAGTAATTAACATTAAGGACGAAGAGACTTTAAGACGAATCCAAACGAAAATATGGCGCATTTGTCAGCAAAATAATTGTCAGGTGCGCCTTCAACAGCTTCCAAATGAATCAAAAAGACTTAACCCATACCAAGGAATAAACCTAGATGAAGACTAAATCAAAAAGTAATCCGAACATGAGACAGACCACGATTGAATCTGTTTATAGACATTTAATAAAAAAATACAGGAATAAGGGTATTCCTACGGAAATACTTGAAAATAGATTATATCAATTACTTACTAAAAGAGATTAACTCTTTTTAAGTTTGTCTTTGATTGCTAACCCTACCCACTTTTGCAAAGATATACCGCTTTTCAATGCGGCAATCTTTGCGCTGGTGTGTTCTTCCGGTGTTATTTCAACTTTTATAAATACTGGTTTCATAGCGTTTAAACGTCTTTAGTATAAATCTAAATAATCTTTATACCAACGCCTTCCTTTCTTTTGATTGTTCTTTGCTTCCTCAAACGCAATACTTAACGTTTGTTGACCTTCATACGGAACAAAAATAACTTCATTGATACCTAGTTCCGGTCTTTCGATTGGTATGGCTATAAAGTCCGCATTTACGTTTTTATCATTTAAATAAATAATAATAGAAGTTTCTGAATTACCTGACGTAGTATGGAACTTTACTTGTAGTTTTCTTAGTATCCCATCTCTTTCGGCTATCATGTCGCAGCCATCAATATCTATTAATGGTTGGTAAACTTTCCAGCCTTCTTGTATTATTTTCATGATTGTCCGGAGCTCTCCAATAGCTCCCTGTGTTGTGGTGCAGTGTTTTTTTGGCATGTGGTTTGTCCTTTTCTATTTTTCACTGTGTTTGTCCTTTACTTGTTTAGACCGTTTAAACAGTCTCTTTAATTTACTAATGTAATGTCAATTTGTTTTTTTTATAACTCTTGGTTGTTCGGTTATAGTATATTTAGTTAAAACCCACTCTATACACTTATTTAATAGGTTTTCGTAAAGCATTTGTTCTTCTCCGTCATACGCATAATTACAATGCTTTTCAGGGTCTTTTATTAATTGAATAACTTTGTCTAAATCATCTGTGATATTTGGTACTGTATATCTTATAGAACTTAATTGGCTCGCCCAGTGGTCGTTAGATATTCTTGGATTTGATAGAACGGTTCCATCTCCTCCGCACCACATACATTCATCTGAATCTTCAAAACAGTCTTCATTGTGACAAGGTTTATTTACTTTATGAGCTATATTGCAGTTACCATTATTATAATAATCATAGGTAATATTTGTCACCGCTCTCAATACTTCCCCTTCTTTAGTTTTTGCCTTTCCTTCATGGGGTACTAAGGCCTCCATTAAAATATCATAACTTTCCTGATGTTTGCCGCCATCGTTCCAATATGTTTTATTATCGTCAAAATTTTTCATGTTATTTGTCCTTATCTTGTTTAAACGTGTTTAATTTACTAAAAAAAATCTTTGCCGGGTTTACCCTCCCGGCTAGGGTTTGCGGTGTCCTATCTAAAGGCGTACTGATTTGCCTCGTGATTTCTTTGTAATTTGCGGTACATCTCTTGTACTTTTTTATATGTTTCGTTGTTCTCTTTGACTATTGTCTCGCAGTCCTCCAGCGCGGCAAAATACTCGTTTCTTATTTTGTGTATCAATTTGGGGTCTGTGTATCTCTTGTTCCATCTGAAATTTTTCACATCTTCATCTACAAAAGCTTCTTTATCTCCATATTTTATATCAGCCAAATCAATATTAAAGTAATCACCCCAGCTATGCAGCTCCCTACCACATTCCTCGCCCTTCAGGCCAGTTCCTTGGAATGTAACGATAGGTTTTGCATTTTGATGAGCAAAACTACCGCTTAAATATGTGCCCTTGAATTTCTCTTCAGGCAATATCTTGGAAAGTTCTTTATCCAGTGCGGTTGTAATATGCTTTGTTACTTTCTTGCCTTGGTATCTTTCAAGGATAGGCATAGCAGCAGCCGCAAGCTCTACTCTGTAATTGAACTGTTCTAATCTGAACATAAGTTCGTTTTCTACTTTTTTATGGTCTAATATATTTATTTTATATTCCATGATTTTGTTTGTCCTTATCTTGTTATTAAAAATCTTTAGAGTGTTTAAACGTGGTTTCTTATCCACATTTCAATGAGGTTAAATACTAGGGCTAGAGTTATCCAGCCCATTAGTATTTTTAATCCCTGAGTATTATTCTCAATTAAAAGCCACTCAATAAAATCTATTATTTGATTTAGTGCTTTCAATTTTTACATCTTTCTTATTTTAGTTATATATAGCTGTTGCAAATTATCTAAATGGTTTAAGTCTCTTTCGTTTTGTACTATTCCTTGTTTTTTTAGTTTATTTTCCAAGTGCTCGATTGCTTCTTCTATTTTTTTTAATTCCATTTTTTACACCTCCCACATATATGAATCACCGCACTGACCGCAAATTGGATGACCCTTTGCAAGCATAGTTCTTGATAACCTAACAAAGTATTTTTCTTCGAATTCATTATGGCCGCTTCCACAATCAGGGCACTCAACTTTAAGCATTCTTGTGCCTTGTTTTTTCTTTGGCTCATAATCCAAAGCCTCATGAGGATATTTACCTAATTTCTTTTGAATCTTAGCTAGTTTGATATTCATTTCATCGCTTGCCACAGTAGCTGTCATTTTACCGGTAAGGCCAATAGCTTTGGCAATGCGTCTAAATGGGCCCCTATGGCCATGTTTACAATTATCATAAGCGTGTATCATTTCATGAGCTAAAACATCGCCTACCCTGCTTTCATCGGCTAAAACTGGGTGAATGAATATTTCATTAAATCCGTTTGCTTTATCGTTAAAGCATTGACCTATAGCAGCATTTCTTTTTCCGCCTTGACTTGTAAAGCCGCATGATACTTTTACCTTGCTTAAGTCTACTGGGTAGCCAGCTGGAATAAAGAATACGTCATTTATTTCTTTGGCCATTGCCACTAAATATTGCTCTCTAGTTTTAAACTGTCTCATAATTGTCCTTTCTTTAATGTGCTGAATTGTTCAGCGTTGTGCAATATTATAAATTAATATATATTGTTGTCAATAGTTATTTTGGTTTATTTGTTTAACTTGTTGTCAAATGATTATTTTATACAGGTATATAGTATAGTATTTTTCATCAATTAATAGAGTGTTTAAACATGTTAAATAGTGAACCTATAAAACCTATAAAAACAGGCCCTAAATCCGCTCAGCGTGAGCCCACTCGGAATGCTAAAGGCCAATTTTTGCCCGGTGTAGCTCAACCCGGAAGCGGTAGACCAAGAAAGCTTAAAATTCTCGAGGGTGAAAACCGGGAAATGGTTATAAATAAAGCCCTTGGCATTATTCAGGAGGGCCAAGATAACCCCTTATATAAAGATGTATTATTAAAGCTTATTGATAAGGTTATACCGTCATTAAAAGCTACTGAGCTCAATATAGATAATGGCTCAAGTAATTTAGGCGTCATCGTATTGCCCAGCAAAAAGCCGCTTGATGTCTCTACCCGTCTTAGTAAGGCGGATGTCATCGAGGAAGAAGAGTAGATTTGTGTCAGGATTGTGTCAGCTATGTGTAACAATATGAGCGGTTGCATTAAAATTGTTCACGCTATAAATAAGGTGTGGGGTGTGCCGAGGGACAGCGGGGGGTACCTGTTGGGTTCCCATGCCCTAGGTCTAAACTACGAGTAAAAATATGAATGTAGCTTGGCAACCACACGAAGGCCCACAGACCGAAGCATTAAGCCGCAGTGAATTTGAAATCCTCTACGGAGGTTCAAGAGGTGGCGGAAAGACAGAAGCAGGTCTTGCATGGATGGTAGAACCAGAATTTTTACAAAACGAAATGTACAGAGGTCTTGTTATTCGTAAGAATGTCGAAGATTTAAGAGACTGGATAGACAGAGCAAAAATATTTTATCGCCCCTTAAACGCTAAATTCATAGGACAGCCCTCAGAAATACGTTTTCCCGGGGGTGCAATCATTAGAACTGGCCATTTAAAAGACGAAAATGCTTACGAAAAGTATCAAGGACACGAATATCAAAAAATATTAATAGAAGAGTTGACGCAAATCCCGCAAGAAGAACAATATTTAAGGTTAGTTTCTTCCGCAAGGTCAACAATAGGCTTAACTCCACAGATTTTTGCTACTACAAACCCCGGTGGGCCCGGAATGGGCTGGGTAAAAGCTCGCTGGGTAGACAAAGCACGTGGAAAAACATACGTAGACCCAGTAACTACAAGGACTAGAATCTTCATTCCCGCTAAAGTAACCGATAATCCCACTTTGATGAAAAAAGACCCCGGATATATCCAATATTTGGATGGTTTACCGGAGGAACTGAGACGGGCATGGCGTGATGGAGATTGGGATGTCTTTGTAGGACAGTTCTTTAAAGAGTGGCGCAGGGCAGTTCATGTTATACAACCCTTTAAAATACCAAAAGGTTGGTATAAATATAGGGCGATTGACTATGGATATAGAGCTCCATTCTGTTGTTTATGGGGTGCTGTTGATTATGATGGTAATGTGTACATCTATAAAGAGCACTACGAAGCAGAAAAAGAATTATCGCACCATATACGTATGATTAAACAGCGTAGTGAGGCAGAAAACTATCATTTGACGGTAGGCGACCCTTCTATGTGGGCTAGAAATCCTGTGCGAGTCACAAAAAGGGATTCAATGATACCAACTCACATGTCTATAGCAGATTTAATGGCACAAGCCGGAATCCCGGTAGTAAAAGCAAATAACAACAGGCCAAATGGCTGGGCAGCTATAAGGGAGTATTTACATTGGGAGGGTGAAGAAGAAAACCCGACCAAGCAACCACAAATATTTATTTTTGAAAATTGTGAAAATCTTATAAGAACCTTACCAAGTATGGTATTTGATAAAAATAGGCCAGAAGATTTAGACACAAAGACAGAAGACCATGCTGTAGACGCTCTTAGATACATGATTTTACAATTATACTCACCAAGTAAAAAGGATATAGCCCCATGGCTAGAAAAAGAATTACAAAGACTCGCTTCAACAGACTTCTATCTGCCGGGAATAAGGGCATAGAAGTGCTGAATAAAGATACGGGTGAATGGATTTCAATTAAAGATGTGCTTAGTTCAGATGAGTATATAAAATGGATTGAAGCAGAACAGATAGCTATGCAAATAGCTGAAGCTGAGAATGAAATTTGGGAAATGGGTACGTTAATGTGTGTACCGGGTTTTAGAATAAATAACAACGAAATGTATAACTAATTATGGCAGAATATAAATCAAAAGATAAACAACAGACCTCGAAAGAGAAACAGCTTATAAAGCGTATAAACGCAATGTTTGACATCGCTAAACGCTCAAGAAGCAATGTAAACAAGCTTTGGAGGGAATCCGAAGAAATGTATGCTGGTGAACACTGGCGTGGCAGTAATATGCCTAAATATCAAAATCAAATGACATTAGACCTTATCGCTTCTGCGATAGATACAATGATACCGATTTTAAGCAGTAGGCCGCCTAAAATAGATGTATTACCATCTTCTACAGATGAAGTAGACCGTAAGATAGCGGAAACAATGCAGATACAAATGGACGACCTATGGGAAATGAGAGACATGCAAAATGTCATGTCTGAATGGATTATGGACTTTTTAGTGTACGGAACTGGCATAATGAAGACTTATTTTGGTGAAGATGACCTGCCGGAGTGTAAAGTAGTAGACCCATTTAGTTTCTTTGTAAATCCTTCCGCAACAAGATTAGAGAATGCAGATTGGGTTATCTATGCTGCTCCAGTACCACTACACGAGATAAGACACAAGTATCCAGAAAAAGCACAGTATGTAAAAGCAGATAGTAACTTAGAAAACTTTGAAGCATTAAGAATAAATGACATAGGGCAAGATAATAGCACCAAAGTAGTTATTAACGACCCTACAACTAATTCTACGAGCAGATATTCTAGTGAGGGTGCAGCAGCTGAGGATTTAGAAGAAAGGGTCTTATTGATAGAATGTTGGTGGCGTAGCGGTGAGCATGACTATGTAGATGCAGAAAAATCAGACTCACAAGTTTCTAAAATCCCGGGCAGTAGGCTAACTGTTATAGCTGGAGACTGCTTACTACATGATGGGCCGAGCCCTTACCCGTTCTTAAATAAACAGCATTACATACAGCATCCTTTTCCGTTCGTTGTTGCCAAGAATGGCGGTTCGGCTCACTCTTTTTATGGAAAACCAGAACCTAAAAGATTAAAATCATTAAATCTAGGATTGGACAGAGTAGCTTCACAAATTGCTGATAATATTCACTTAATGGCTAATCCAATGTGGGTAGTAGATGAAACAGCGCAAGTTACTGATAGCTTGGTAAATAAACCGGGTAGTGTGGTTCGTAAAAAGGGGCCGGGTACAGTAGCACAAGTATCTCCAGCACCAATGCCGGGATATGTGTTCAATTTTTACCAAATGATGTATGATATATTTGAAGTTGTATCCGGTGTAAATAGAGCAACACAAGGGCGTGAAGCTCCGAATGTTACCAGTGGTGTGCAGGCGGAAACATTACAACGTGCAGCAACAACAAAGATAGAGTATAAAAGTAGAGCAATAGATGTTTCTGTGCAACAATTAGGAGCGCAATGGCTTTCAATGATACAAAATCTATCTACAGAAGAACATGTTGTCAGCGTACCAACAGATTCTGGTATGGAAATGCGTGGATATAAAGGCGTAATGTTTAAAGACCAACCAATGAGAGTTAGAAGTAAAACTGGTTCTATGTTACCTGTAAATAAAATGTTCATTGAACAGAAGGTTCTACAACTCTTGCAAGCTGGTATTATACAAGACCCAGAGTTTGTATTAGAAAATATAGAACTTCCGGGTAAGCAACGTATTCTTGACAAACTTAGAGAACAAAAACAGCTACAAGAAGAAGCAGACAGAGACCAAGCATCTCAAATGGCGCAACAAGAAGAAATACTTAGCACAAGCACTGATGAAGATGAGATAATGAACATCTTACAACAACAACAGGCTGCAATGGAACCATTCGGATAGGAATAGTTGTCAAAAACATCTTTATATGGATTGTATAACTTTAAGAACTTTGCTAACAACGTTTAAACAACTTATGGATATTTATGCGCAGAAAGAAAAGTAAAAGAACTTTATCTGGTAGAAAGTGTAAGCCCGGTTATATATGGGATAATGAAAAAAAAGTTTGTAGGAAGCCGACCAAAGACGAAGATTTTGAAATGAGGTCGTGGAAACAAGCAAAAGGCGCAGCAAGCTTATTAGGTACTGGTTACGGTATAATGGCTTCTACTCCTGTTGCTTTAGCAACTGGAATATCTCCCAGTAAAGCAGCAATAGTTGGCGGGTTGATTGGTAGGAAAAAAGCAATAAAGTATCAAAAGGAAATGAGTAATCCTCCTTATGATAATGTACCAAGCAGAAGAATTCCAAAAGAATATAGAAATTCTCTTTTTAATAGATTAAAAAAGAAAAAGAAAAAGAAAAAATAATGCCAAAATTTAAAGGATATTTATGCCACAAGGTGAAGGGACGTATGGCTCTGTAAAAGGAAGACCTCCTAAAAAGAAAAAATTAAAAAAAGCTAATCTTAAAAAGCCTGTTATTGCTGGTTTAAGTGCTGGACAAGTAGTGCAAGCAACTATGTTAGCAAAAGGTAAGAATAAAAAATCTGATGCTGGAAAATTATTAGTTGCTGGATTAGGTACAGATTTAGCAACAAGAGCTTTAAAAAAAGCTTATAATAAATATGTAGATAAGGTGAACAAGAAAAGAGGACATAAATAACTAATTAACAAGCGTCTTATAGACCAACTGGAGTAATTATGAATGATACAACACAAGAAGTAGAATTAGATGTCCCTAGTGGGGACGAAGTGGCTTATGATAGCCCTACATACAACGCAAAAATTACAACAGAGCAACTGGAATCATTATTTGTTTCAGACTCTGAACCTGAACAAGTCAGCGAAGCTACAGTAGAAGCTGACACCGCAGAGACTCCCATAGAGGAGCAACCAGCAGCGGAAGAGCCTCAAGAAGAGGAAAGTAGCGAACCCGAATTGCAAGGTTTCGTTGATGAAGACGGAAACGAATATACGCTTGAAGATGTAGAAAGTTGGAGAGACGCAGCAATTAATCGGGATAGATGGCAAAAGTCAAATACGGAGAAAGCTCAAGCCCTTGCTGACGAGCGTAAAAAATGGGAAGCCTTGAAAGATGACCCGGATTTGGTAGATGCTATACGTGATTACCTTGGAGCGGATGCAGATAAACATCCATTCTTTAATGAACCTGTTGAACTAGAATCGGAACCTGAAATAATAGAACAAGAGCCACGTGAAAGTACAGAAGTGGATGAACTAAAGTACGAGATGGCTCAAATGAAAGCCGAAATGCAAGTTGAGAAGGACATTAAAGAACTTGTTACGAAGTATCCAGAACTACAAGGTAGTGACGATGCAGTCAATGAAGTAATAAATCTTATGCTAGAGCGTGACTTACCAACATTAGAAGATGCTTATATTATTAATAAGGCTAATGCTGGTGAACAAAGTGCTTATAGAAAAGCTATTGCTACTATTGAATCTGCTAAACAAAACAAGGAAGTCCCAGTACAGGATGGTGTTCGCAAAGGTGTAAGAGAGGCAAAAGTGCCTGATTACAAAGAATATCGTGAAATCCGAGGACATGTCCTTGATAACTACGAACTGTTTAAATAGGAGATTTAAATGTCTTTAAATTATGATAATCTGTCTGCTATGACACAGGACGTGTACATACCTAAGCTGGTTGACAATATTTTTAAAACAAATATTTTAACATACCGTATGCTTAAGAAGTCCATCCCTCATGGTGGTGGTACTGAAGTTGTACAGCCTGTAGAATATGCGTCTATGGACAGCTCAGGTGGAAGCCAATCAATGGGTTTCTACTCTGGAGCTGATGCTCTAACTACTAACGAGAAAGAGAAATTCTCTGCTGCAAAATATGACTGGGTGCAAGCTTATGCAACCATTCGTATCACCGGTAAAGAAGAAGCTCTTAACGATGGTAGTGAGAAGGTACTTGATATGCTAGAAGCTAAAATGAAGAATGCTGAAAGGTCTATTCGTGACTTGTATGCAACTACATTGTATGGTTCTAATAATGCTGCTGCAACTGGTTTTAACGGACTAGGGCACATCATTCAGAAATATGCACAAAGTGGTTCTGCTTCAGCAGCAACTTCACTTGGTGGTATTGAGCGTGCTACTTCCAGTGGTTATGCTTGGTGGAATGCTGGATATGCTAAAGAGTTTAGTGATACTGGCCATGCTTCAAATGGAGCAGAGCCATCATTTGCTCAGATAACAACATCTAGCTCTGTTGCTCTAGCTCAAGGTGCTAATACTGCTGGAATGGATAGAGCAGCTGCTGGTGAATCTATCTACTTACCTAACATTATGCGTGATGCAGTTGGTTCTCTTTCTTATGGAGCTGACAGACCTACGCTTATTGTTACTACTCAAGTGTTGTTTGATGC